ATCGTCAAACTTCGGGTCCGGGTCCACCCCCGTTTTGTCGTCGCATTTTATATTCGCAAAACATGTTCCATATTCCACCCCTATTTCCAAGTATTTTTTGGGAGACACACTACGATTAATCACCGCAGGACGACTATCAAGTTTTGTATTATATATCATATCCGTGTTTGGCAAACTATCGATGATTTCCCACGTGTCGCAGGATTTATACATACGCGTGAAATAATATATCATACGCTGTTTTTCCGCCCCCATAAATTCGGGGTGAACATAACATTTGACACGGTCAAGTCCCAGCGCATCCAGTTTTCGCCAAACAGTTTCAATCGGCACACGATTATCCAGTAATAAAATATCATTACGGGGATTCGTATACAATTCGCGTATACGGTCAATATTCTGAAACAGCGAGTCTAGCCCTATAACACAATATTCTGCATCATATCGGAAATTATATACCGAATTCGAGTACTTGTGTTCATACTCCGCCGGTCTCATCCATAGATTTGTATATGGCCCATACTTGTATTTCTCCGAATCTTCATATGCGTCCTTGGTTTTCATGTATTCGTCTACATTCACCACTGCCTGGTTGAAATGGTCGACCACCATTGGACCTACACGCTGAATCTCCGCATTTCGAATCCACGTGAAATTGTTGCCGCCATCATTCATATACTGCAAGTAAGCGAATTGGTGGACACGCGCCATTTTGGTATTGACACCCGTGCGTAGGATAAGTTCCAGGTCGTCGCATATAGGAAGGAATTCGGAATATCCACCCACTTTTTGCAGAATATCTCTGCGCCAAATTCGAGGATGATTGGGGACACATACGATATGCGACATGGTAATATTATTGATATTTGGCGTAATATAGACATACATCCATTTGTCGCGGATTTTCATAGAATAATAGCAGCCATATCCCTTGCTAATCGTATCCCCCCATTTGAAATTTCGCCCATCTTCGTGAATATTCACTGTATCCATATACACAAATCCCACCTCGGGGTCGTGTTCAAAGACACGCACTGCATTTTCCAACACATCTGGCATTATCTCATCGTCGTGGTCCATTTCCAGCAAATATTTGCCGCGGCATAAATACGACGCTTCATTCTTGACATCGCCAATCACGCCGCTGTTTTCGCTGCGGCGGTACAATCTCACTTTCGGTTCCGTCTTAAACAAACTTTTGAGGAAAGTGAAATGATTGTCATCGGTGGAATCGTCCACAATCACCCATTCCCAGTCGCGATATGTTTGGCGTTTAATACTGTCATAACATCGCAGGATTCGGTGATATGAATGGAAGGTGGTGGTGAAAATGGAAAACCCAGGACGTGTGATGCTACGGTCTGCACTAATAATATGGCGAATATAACAGTAATTGACTTTCTGGTTAAATTCATCAATACTATCAATTACCTTAAAGTGCAGCCATCGATTACGAATGCGAGGCACAATCACACTGTTTACATCCCCAATATATTCCGGTTCATTTGGACCATAGGTAATGAGCAAATGATGGGCAGGATTAAATAATTTCACTAACTCCGAGCTGCGGTTTACAATCGTATAATTGAACAAATGCTTCGACTTACTATTTGAAAGCATTGTGTCCACCGGCTCCGCGTACTTGTCATATCTAAAAAAAAGGATATTGGGGTATCTCATTTTCGTCAAACACTGTATTTGATGTCTATAAATACAGTGTTATGTTTATATAAGTAATATATTTGTGAACCAAACAGTAATTACGGGCGGCAGACCCTACCGTTCTAATGATATTGGGGTATTCCGCCTAAACCTTTGCCACGCATCGCCAGTTTTCCAGTGATTTGGACCGCCGGATTTCTGTTTTGGGTGCGAATCAACGGCGCGGCTGCCCACGTGGGAGTAGTTCCATTTTGTCGAGTGGTTGTTTTATATGTTGGCACTGTTCCGCTGCCAAAACCGCGACCACGAAGACGGGCATTGGATTGTATGTCCGTAAACATTCTTGTCATAGAACGGGTTGTTATCATTTCAACCATATCCCCTTCTACCAGGAATATATTAGATGCCCCACCTACTGAGTATTCGTTATTGTAAAACGCTATATCTATAAATCCAATGTCAACACCCTCTGGAATATATGCAGTGAGTGTATTATCATCGATTACATCGTAATCATATATATCTATTCCACCAATTCTCATTGCATCTATGGTTGTAAACCCGCTACCAGTGATTGTAATAAATGTTCCTACTGGTCCAGACGTTGGCGAAATATCATCTATAAATGCAGTTATAGCTACGCCCACCCTCTCTCCACGCTCATTCAAGGGCCCAATAATCACACGCATATCATCCCCCGTATTTTCCGTATAGTGTTCCACACCCGACCCAAAGGTAATGGCCTCCCCCGCGGAAATACTGTATGGGGTCTCGCCTACATAAAAGGTGCCGCAATTATCTGTCAAATAAATCACTGTGGTTTGTTCAAACTGGTCGCCATCATACGTTTTATCTACATGTCTCTCAAAATCGCCGCGAATACATGTAAAGGGCAAATACTCGCCCACTTCGATGCCCATTCCCTCAATTTTCTGCAGGACAGAGGCGGGCAAACGATTGGCTAAAATATCACACCTAGCTTGGGTGTGTGCATCAATGTTGGGTAGCTGTATGGTATCTAAAATAGTATGAATCTCGGTATTTGATAACACTGGCATATAATAAATTAATATATTATATGTCATACGTAATTATTGACGCCGTGTCTTGCGTTTCGAACCACCTCTGCGGTAGAGGGACTTTCGTTTGGTAGATGCGTTCCATGCACCTGGTATAACCGCCATTCTTTGAGCCCTGACTATACTATCAATCACAGTGGGATTTTTACCGTATTTTTTCTTATAGTGTTTTAATTTGGCTGCCGCCTCCTTTTTTTCAGCGGGGGTTTTGGGATTCATGATAACTTCTGATAATCTAGATACTTTGTCTAAAACAACATTTTGGGGAAGTTTGGGGGAGATATTCACTAAGTTTTTGAGACTTTTTCCAACGCTCTGAATAACGCTTGTCATTCTTATACTTTATGGCCATATATTTTTTACCATATAGTCTATCTGCCCGTGGAACCAAACCCGCCAGCGCCTCTGCTAGTCGTTGTTAAATCATTCACCGACCCCACTAATTCTACATGAAAAGGTGTCAAGGTTGGATGACAAACCTGCAACAAACGGGTTCCTGCCTCTGCCAAAAACTCCTCTGTGCCCAAATTGCGGAACGCGCCGATTAAATCCCCTCGATATCCACTGTCAACTACCCCCACATGGTTTGACAACATAAGAGGTGTATTTGACAAACTCGACCGTGGTATAAGGAAGAAGCCTGTGGGTCTACGAACACCGTTATCCTCGATATGCACCATTTCCGTTTTTACCCCGAAATTCAATTTGGAGGTTTGAATGGTGGGCTCAAATGTGCGATTATAGGGGACAAATAAATCAAACCCGGCATTGGGATGACTGTTTTCGCGCAAGGCGTCGTTGTGTGCGAGAATATAAGGGATGTATAAATTACGGAGGTTGTCGTCTTCAACGACGATGCGCAGAACAATCGTGGTCGTGGTCATTCTAGTATGAGGTCAAATAGATTCTACGGTTTATATTTATTTTTATTCGAACCTGAATTTTTCTAAGAATACAGTCAACGTCATTGGACACCATTTCAAAAACTGTCTTTTTTCATATGTGCTACTACATTCAGTATAATACTGAAAATGGATACCCGTCTTATCATTTAGACCGGTATAGAATCGATATACTTCTTTCTTTTGGGTGTAGCTCATTGTTTCGTGATATGTTTTTTCAAATAATATATTCGAAACATCGTCCTCATTGAAATTATATATTCTTATTCCAAATATAGTACCACTGTCGTAAATTCCCATTTAATAATAATAATATCTTACACTGTTTATTATTATTATCATACCACGCAATATTAGATTGGCGGCAATTGGGCCAAACACATCTTAATCTCGCCCAAACTCGCCATCTCATATTTCACGAGTAGAGGCATGTAGTTATCCAAATAAAGTTCCATGTTCTCGCACAACGGAGTGCACTTGCAAAACTGCGACAAGGATTTCAGCGAGAAATCGCCCTGCACCACCACCGACGCATCTTGTTTCTGGATGAAATTGAGTTTATCCGCCGACTCCGACCTGCAAACGGACATGCACGCGGTTCCATTGCCGCGACACTTGAACATTAAATCGTCCGCCACTGTGCGTATCTCCACCCGCTCTGAGATTTGTCCCTGACAGAAATCCCGGATGATTTTCTGGAACTTGGCGCTGGGCATGTTAATGATGGTGGAGTATTCGAAATTGATATTGTCGAAATCATCCATATCAGGGTCCATCAGGGGGATATCGTTGTTGCGTCGTTCGGCCTCGTTGACGTTGTCGAACTGCACGCCCAATTGAGACACCACCCCGTCAATATAATTCGCCTCCTCGATATAAAAGGTCATCGTTTCATCCGCGGTCACGGAATTCGTCATACGGAAAAGTGTCAGCGAATTCACACCAATCACAATTTTAGGCACATTACATACGAATTTTTCAAACTTGTGTGAATATAACATAATATGCACTAAAATCGTGTTTGTCTTGTCTGTGCCGTTGATTTTCATATATTTGGGTGTAAACGTAATTGTCGCATCCGTTAAAATATCCTTGATTGCAGTAATGATATTTTTTATGGGTTGTATTTGTACGGTCTTTATTGTCAAAACATTCTTTTTTTCGTCCATGACTTATAATAACTTCTATTATAGGACAACTTTATGTTCCTTTTGGTAATTATTTGGCCACACACTCCTACCTTATAGAAAATATTTAGCCCCCCTACCCACACCCATGTTCATTTCAACCATCAAATTTATGAATATAGTATAACTGATATACGATGACAACATTTAGTACCTCTATTTCGGGTGTTGTACCACTGTCAAACATATATGAAACGCCAAATGTCGTCCATCAAACACCCGCACCTAGTAGTTGGGTAGATATGTTATTTCCACAGACACATACCGGTTCTGATTCCGATAGTAATGGCGAGGATAGCGGCAGTGATGATGACAGCGACACTCCAGAATCCGTCTATGATGACATTCCAGGGTACGGATCACCAATCGAAGGCATGAAAGGCAAAAAGAAGAAGAAGCGCAAAAACAAAGGCAAACCCCGTTCCGGGAAGGATGACGCCAAACGCTTATTTAAAAAGTTTCTCAACGGTATTAAAAAGGGCGTAGAT